TTCGAGGATAGTGACATTTTAGATAAAGAAAAAACATTACGACACATGTTGAAACCAAACACTTGGCCAGAAATAAATGATTTCTTGACAACGGCAGGTTTTAAAAATATTCAAGTGTTTTGGCGTAATCATAATTTTTTAGGAGCAATAGCAGTCAAATGAATACAGTAGTATTTTTAATTGGTTTTCTATGTTTGGGTTTGCCTGGTGCTGAGAAGTGCCACAATATAGCATCTAAATTTTTGTATATTGATCAACAAAATTGTGAAATAGCAAAAAGAGAAATATACAATGAGTTAAGAGACTTACAAGGTCTTAAACTTCAATGTATACCATCAGACTTAATAGAAAACTATACAATCTATAGACCAAATATATTAAATAGATAGGAGTAATTATGGGAACTGAAGCGAATGATTTCTTAAAAGAAATCATAAAAACAACTGGTAATGAATATGCAAACTTAGTTGAAGACGGACTTGAATCTGGTGATGTTGATAATTTTATTGACACAGGTTCATATATTTTAAATGGTATGTTAAGTGGTTCACTTTATGGTGGACTTCCACAAAATAAAATTACAGCACTAGCAGGTGAATCTGCCACTGGTAAAACATTTTTTCTTATGGGAATGTGTAAACATTTTCTAGATGCAAACCCAGATGGTGGTGTTGTTTACTTTGAATCAGAATCAGCAGTTACTAAAAAGATGATTATTGATAGAGGAATAGACGCATCAAGAATGGTAGTCTTGCCTGTGTCAACTGTACAAGAGTTTAGAACTCAAGCAATTAAAGTTCTTGATAGATACATGCAACAAGATGTTGATGTAAAAAGACCAATGTTTATGTGTCTTGATTCTTTAGGGATGTTATCAACAACAAAAGAAGTTGAAGATACTGCCGAAGGAAAAGAAACAAGAGATATGACAAGAGCTCAAGTTCTCAAGGCTGCATTTAGAATACTAACATTGAAGTTAGGAAAAGCAAAAGTTCCTATGGTTGTTACTAATCATACTTATGATGTCGTTGGATCATATGTTCCAATGAAAGAAATGGGTGGTGGAAGTGGACTTAAATATGCCGCAAGTAGTATCGTCTATTTAAGTAAGAAAAAAGAAAAAGACGGAACGGAAGTTGTAGGTAATATAATCAAAGCAAAAAATCAAAAGTCAAGATTGACTAAAGAGAATTCTACTTGTGAAGTGAGATTAACTTACAATAAAGGTCTTGACAAATATTATGGTTTACTTGCACTCGCAGAAAAATATAATATATTTAAAAAAGTTTCTACTAAGTTTGAACTACCTGATGGTCGTAAAGTATTTGGAAAGTCTATAAATGATAATCCACAAGAATATTTTACAGATGAAGTAATGACAAAATTAGAAGAGGCGGCAATGAAAGAATATTCATATGGAGACAGTAATGAGTGAAATGAAACAAGGTGATTTAGTTACAGTTTTAACACCACATGGTGAGTTCGTTGGAAGATTAGAAAAAAATGATGACACTGGTGTTTATTTAAATAATCCAAAAATGATGGTAAGTACCGAAGAGGGCAAAATGGGATTTGCAAGAGGTGTATGCATGACTGGTGAAGAGAATCCTAAGACAATAATTTTTAGAGATGGTGGTGTAATATTAGTCACACCTTCAAATCAAAATATAAATAAAGCATATACTGAAGTTGTAAGTGGATTAGTTACTTGACTGAAAAAAAATTCAGTTACATAGAATCTGCATCACACCCAGATCAAACTTGTATAGGAATAAACAAGGGTGATTATGCTGGAGTAATTTATAAGTATGGTAAAGTCACACCAATTGAAAAAGATGACAAATTGACAATGCAATTTGAATATGATATTATAGAAAACAACGCAATACCTAGAGAAAAATTCAACGATAAGTTTTTTGAACTAATAGGCGATATACTAATGGACATACTTGATGAAAAATATAACACTAACAATACTAGAGAACCTAATAGCAAATGAAAATTATGCTAGAAAAGTTTTACCATTTTTAAAAGAAGAATACTTTCAAGATAGAAATCAAAGAGTTGTCTTTAATGAGATAAATTCGTTTGCATTAAAGTATTCAAAACTTCCTACAAAAACATCTCTAGAAGTTGAACTTGATAATCGAAAAGATTTATCGGAACAACAATATAAAGATATAACAAATATTATTAGCAACTTTACAGAGGACTCAGTTGATAGCGAGTGGTTAACTGATACTACCGAAAAATTCTGTAAAGATAGGGCAATCTATAATGCCGTCGTGGACGGAATCTCTATTATTGAAGGTAGAGATTCCTCACGTAAACCAGACGCACTTCCAAGTCTTTTAACAGACGCACTATCAGTATCTTTTGATAATAGAGTTGGTCATGATTATATTGAAGACGCTTCAGATAGATTTGATTATTTACACCGTAAAGAAGAACGTATACCTTTTGATTTAGAATACTTTAATAAAATTACAAAAGGTGGACTTCCACAAAAAACTTTAAATATCGCACTTGCAGGCACGGGTGTAGGAAAGTCTTTGTTCATGTGTCACATGGCCGCAAACTGTATTAATCAAGGACGAAATGTTCTTTATATAACTTTAGAAATGGCAGAGGAAAGAATCGCAGAGAGAATAGATGCAAATCTTATGAATGTGAGTATGGAGTCACTTCAAGATTTACCAAAACCAATGTATGATGATAAGATTGAGAAGATTATGCAGAAAGTAAAAGGTAAACTTATCATTAAAGAATATCCCACAGCATCAGCACATACTAATCATTTTCGTTCACTACTACAAGAATTATCCATAAAAAAGAGTTTCAAACCAGAAATAATCTTCATAGATTACTTAAATATATGCGCTTCAAGTCGATTTAAGGGGGGCTCAAACATTAATTCCTATACACTAATCAAATCTATCGCAGAGGAATTAAGAGGTCTAGCAGTTGAAAATAACGTGCCTATAGTGTCCGCTACACAGACTACAAGGGGTGGATATGTATCAACTGATATAGGACTTGAGGATACATCAGAATCATTTGGATTACCTGCAACAGCAGACTTTATGTTTGCGTTGATCTCAACTGAAGAAATGGAAGAATTACAACAAATTACTGTTAAACAATTAAAAAATAGATATAATGATCCTACTGTAAACAAAAGATTTGTATTAGGCATAGACAGATCAAAAATGAAACTATATGATGTAGAACTAAATGCTCAGACTGATTTAGTTGATAGTGGTCAAGAAGATGAGATACCTGCACTTGATAAATCGAATAGTGGAGAGAGGTATGCGAAATTCCAAGAAATTAAAGTCTAGATATTACGTAGATATGGATGATTCCAATCTTAATTATCCTTATAATTGTATAGATATTAAATCAAATGAGGTGGTATGGAACTTTGAATTTGAAGACGATGCACTAGATTGGTGCATGAATCAAAACAAAAAACCAACATTCGGTAAAGATCGAATACCTCCACATATGAGGATGTACAAAACATAAATATATGAGTATTAAATGGGGGAGCGATGTCTATTAGTAGATTTGTACAACAAGTAAGACCTAGAAAAAATTCTTATAAACCCAAACTAATCATTGTTGAGGAAAATCTTTTTGAAGAAGATATTCCAAAAGACATCATGAGAGGTTTGAGTTATGAAAAGTCTGAGAAACAATCAACATCCAAAAGAGATGTTTATATTGTTCGTTCATCAGATAGAGAAACCGATAGAGATGAGATACTAAGAAATCTTAATCAAGCAGGTATCAAGTCATCTTTAGGAACAAGTTCATCATCAGTTGATCCAATTGATGGCATATATCAAAATAGAAGTTTTAGAATTTTTGTAAAACCACTCTCTGGTGGTATGGGTGAAACTACTTTAAATTCAAGTATTACAGAATTATTTCCATTAATCGCATTCGAAAAGAAATTTAATCCAAAAGATATCGTATCATTTCATCAGTTTTTACTTGGTATTGATGTTTCAAAACTAAAGTGTGTTGGTGCAAAAGATATAAAAGCCGCAGAGGAAACAATTAACAAGGCAGATACATCAACTAAGTTTAATGATAAAATGGCAAACGCAATCGGTGTTCTTAAATATATTAAACAAGAAGATAAAAATAAAAAGATAAAAAGTTTGTTTTGGGGATACAGATCAAAGCCTGCAGGTGTGCCAAGTAAACACCCAGGTGATATGTTTATTACTTACAATGATAATAAAATTTTAGGGGTTAGTTTAAAAGCAGGTGGAAAGAAAACATCTGAACCACAATTAAACACTTACATAGGAAAAGTATTTGATGAGTTTAAAGATAGAAACTATGGTAAGTTAATGTCATTGGCATACAAATCAGTATATTCTAAAATACCTGGTATGCCACCTGAGAGATCATTTATTAGAGATAGAAAAACAAAAGATATATTAAGAAACTTTGATAAAAAAAATAATGCACAATATGAAAAATTTTACAACGATTATCTTGAAATTATGAGACAAGGTATAATAAAATTATTTAATAAGAATAAAGATAACACAATTAAATATATAAAAACAAATATATTAAGAGATGCACCTGATGTTCCTACTATAGTTATTAAAGCAGTTGGTAGTGATTACGAAGAAGTTACAGATAAAGATCAACTAGGTGTTTTTTTACCACAGGTTAAATTTATTAAAGCCACATCTTCTCAATCATCAAAACAAAATTGGTTCATAGAATTAACATCTGGCCCAGATACTTTAAAAATGAGTATGTCTATTCGTACAAATAAATCAGGTCATGCTGGATTAAAAAAACTAGGACAGTTTAGTCTTGCAGTAAAATATAACGGATTGTCAAAGAAATGATAAAATTTTTAGAAGAACAAGCAGGTAAAAATCTACATCTAGAACATATCGAAGATGAGATCATAAACTTTGGTGTGCCAGGTGGACGAGCTGCAATAAACTTTTTAAGAAGTTTAAGAGACATGTTAGCAGGTGCAAGTAGATCATCTGTAAATATGACTGTTAAATGGGATGGTGCTCCAGCAATATTCGCAGGTATAGACCCAGAGGACGGAAAGTTTTTTGTTGCTAAGAAGTCAGTATTCAATGTTAACCCAAAATTATACAAGACAAACGCAGAGATTGACGCAGATTTATCAGGTGAACTAAATGCAAAATTTAAAGTTGCACTAAAAGAGTTTGCAAAGTTAGGTATCAAAGGAGTTCTTCAAGGTGATCTTATGTTTACTAACGATCTCGAAACTGATACAATAGATGGTGAAAAAGTTTATACATTTCAACCAAATACAATAGTTTATTCAGTGCCAGTAGATTCTGATTTAGGTAAGATTATGAAAAAAGCAAAAATAGGAGTTGTGTGGCACACAACATATTCTGGTAAGACACTGCCAGATATGAAAGCATCTTTTGG